ATGTACATGTTGCGCCGCCTCGGTCGCTTCGGTCGCTTCTGCAGCCGCCGTTGCAGCATCCGCCGCTACCGAATCAATACCTTCGACACCATCAACAAGAACAGGCATGATCACAATCTCCTATAGACGACTTCAAGACCGTACGTCTTGAGATTTGCGTTAGGATAGGCGAAATCCATAACATCGCTGGCCTTTAGAATAATCGGATTTACAGGTATCCAATGCACGCTCGAAGCGGATGTCATGTCCACTGTTCTCATGTTGACGTCAAGCGTCGAGGTGGTGCCGTTGTCGAGCGTTGCCGTAAAGTTTCCCGCGCCGCCCGAAGCACTTAAGGTGAACCTTGTCTCAAGCAACACGACAGGGATCGCTGGGCAAAACTCAAACGCCAGTGAACCGGTGGTATTGACGACGTACTGCATGAAAGTGTTGTTGTGAATCGATACCGTGCCGGTTGTCGTTGCGGCCTGAGAAACCCCCGCGAACGTAATCATAAATAGTGTAAAAAGTATCACATTTCTTTTCATGTCGTTCTCCCGGCGGGGCGAGCCCGAAGACCCGCCCCCCGCGCTTGCTTAGTCCTGCCACACCTGAATCGCGATGGTCGTAGTTGTCGAGACGTTCCCCGACATTGTGACAACAACCTGATTTGATCCGGGTACAGCCGAATAGATAGATTTTCCGCCAGCAGTGTTGGCCGTCGCAAAGACAAGATCATCGCTATCCGTACCGGCGACTGTTGCCGTTACAGAGCTGCTCCCGCTCGACACCGTATCGCTGGCGAATACGAGCGTGCGCGCAACGACTTGTAACGCATCTACGCTCGCCGTACCATCAATAAACAGATCGTTGAACTCGAGCCCCGACGTACCGAGATCAAGCCCGGCATCCGTCACCGGATAGAGCGCCGCCCCGTTGAGTGCGAGCTCCGCCGTCGGCGTAGTCGCCGACGTGTTTGTCATAACCGACCACTCGATAGTCGAGTCCTTTGTCGTACTCGTCACGTCGTCAAACGAGATATCGATATTGGCAATCTCCACACTGACAGAGTTCGAATCTTCGGCGTAGTAAGACCGTCGTAGATAATCGTCATCGGAAGTCGCGGTATTCGAGGATACAACCCGCTCATCCCCGAGTTCCACACTATCGCCGGTGAAGGTCGTAAGGGTTACGGTCGTAGCCGTCACGCCGCCGCCAGGAGAAACCGAAACTGCTCCCCCATCGGCTATAGTGAGGGTTCCACCGATTACCCAGTTAGTCCCGCCTTGTGCTCGATAATTACTATTCGGTAACTGTGCAAATGCGATTACCGGAATGAGACAAACTGCCGCGAGCAAGCATATTACTTTTGTTAGATGTTTCATCGTTTTGCCCTCCGAGTTATTACTCTCTTTTTTGTCGCCGTTTCCTTCGCTGGACCCGTATCTACGGGCTCCGCGATCCCTGCGACGATAAGGCGCTTGGCCTCGTCTTCAGGCACTTCGCCCTCTTCGTCTGGGCCATAAGAACCCCACTGCCCGGAAGAAATACTGACATTGAATTTGAGCCTCATCGTTCTGCCCCTTCTGTGGCGAGCCCGTTAAGGCCCGCCACATAGGATTACTAATTACGCTTAGGTACCCATCGTAAGGACGCGGACGGCCTCAGTCTCGACCAGATCGCCATCGGTCCTGCTTGTCCCACGGAAGCCGATCTGATCGAATTCCGCATACTTCTCGACAAGGCGAAGCAAGGAGAACCCTACGCGATCAACAATCCAATACCCCGAAACATCGCCGAACAGAATCGAATCGAGTCCGCTCGTCGCTTCAGGAGCATTGCTCACATCATGCACCTCGTGGCCGAGAAGAATATCCGGAGCGCCTCTTTCCAAGCCAGGGCGCCACAGATATTGCTGATCACCGCCCTTAAGTTTGGAGATAAGCAAAAGCGTCGAATCGTTCATCAGCCATACGGCGTTCTTGCGGTATGGCTTGATAATCGAGTGCTTCAATTCAAACAACTCGTCGGAAGTGATCGCCGTTGCGCTCGCCGCTGTAATTCCGGTCGTCGCGGCGGTAAAAATACCGTTCGGCTGCGAAGAGCCAGTGCCGGTGACAAACAATTGCTCCTCAAGAATGGCGTCGCTCCGAGCGATACGCCTCGATATGAACTGTTCGATATTAAACATGGAATCATTGATCAACTCGTTCGTTATTTTAACGATGCGCCCGATCTTGTACGCGCTGAAGGTCGCAGTCGCGAAAGTTTCCTTCGCGGCTACAATTTCGGCGCTTTCGGCATACAGCGAAGACACACCGGCGACATCGTCTTTTACAACCGTCAGCGTGCCACTTTCTGAGCTGATGATCGTTGCTAACTGTCGCATCACATTGGCTTCGACCTTCTTCTCAACGAGTTCTCTCCACCACTCATCAGGCACCGTGCTACCGCCATCCGCAGCCACACCTATGGTTTGCGGATCGGTCGAAGCGCGATATTCAACATGGGTGTTATGCCCTCCGCGACGAAGGAACTCATGAAACCCTTTTTTTCGAACATCCTCCATCGCATTTATATCAGAACCAGACACTCCCGCAGCCTGAATCGACGCGATATCGATACGCTCCTGATCGCGCATCTGCGCTTCTTCAACAAGTAAATTGCTTTCGCTCTTGACACGAGCGCTTATTTGTCCAAGAGATGATTCGAGTGCTCTTAGGGTGGTCAACTCATCGCCTGTGAAGTCGCGATCTTCGGCGTCTGCCTTATCCTGTAAGCCGCGAATTTTCTCGATGATTACGCCTTTCTCGCTGTAAAGATCATTGATAGTCTTCATCGTTTTTCCCTCCGTTATAGAATTAGTGCAAGTCGTCTCTTAGATTTCTCAACTTCGGAGAGTGAGTGCGAACGCTGGTCGCGGCTCGGCTCTGTCGGCCCGTCGGAATTCTCGGACTGTTCTTGCTTGTGTTCTTTCTCGTTTATGTTTTCGCACGGCGGCTTTACTGGCCGCATACCGCGCGCCGTAACGTCTGTACCGTCATATGCAGGAAAAGGTACGGGCGACACCTCAAAGAGTTGAACCTCGAGAATCTCTCTGAGGCTGGGGCCATTTCCTTCCTTTGGGTGCGTCCACTTGTCAACAATAACCCGAAACCCGAAACTCATCTTGTCAATAAATCCGTCGCGGATGAGCGTCCGAACCTCTTGCGCCGTCGGCGTGTCGGGCGGGAGAATGGATACCTTAAGACCTTTCTTGTCTTCCGCAAGCGAGAGTGTGTCGTTTTTCGTTCTGCCGAGAACCCCATTCGAATCGTGATTCCAAAACGCAAAAATATCCGCCCCATCGGAAATCGTTTTTTTGAACGCCCCCCGCCGGATAACTTCCTTGTCGCCCCAGATATCGGCTTCCTGGTCGAACACCGCCGCGTGCCCGGTTATCTCACCGTTGTCAGAATCGGCTCGAAGTTCTGACACCGGAAACATGCGAATTTCCTGAGTACCTGTATCTGTCTTCATGTTTCACTCCTTCAACATCGCAGCCGCAAGAGCCGCCGCAATCTGGTCCGGACGGGATTGTTCCCATCCGACAAGTAATGAATCCACAGCCGCCCAGCCATCACTAGCCGCAAGGGCTTCTCGTATCTGTTCGGTAGTCCTATCGGCATGGGATTCGGCGAACACCGCCCCCCCGCCGTTGTGGAAAATATCCCGCACGAGAGACTGCACAAGCCCGACGCTTTGAGTGCGGATTTCATCCGGGCTAACAGGATTGTCGGGCCAACGTGACGTATTCAGACACTTCCGAATCTCGCGACACTCCGCCCTTACAAGCCTCTGGGAAATTTCCGACAGGAAAGGCCGTATGTGCGCCGCACGCGCCGCCTGTGGGCTCTGTAAGCCTTGTATATCGAGCACAGACTCTCCAAGGCCTATCATGTTGAGCGGCTGCATTCTGCCGTCGCCGCCCTCGACAGGATTCTCGCCGAGCATTTTCCGCACATCGTTGACACTCCACCAACCCCACTGCCGGCCAAGCGCAAACGCTTCCATCTGCGTTTTGGTGTCAACGCGAAGCAACGCGTTGACGTTAAATTGTATGTAGTATCCCGCCGCGCGCTCTTGCGGCGAGAGAAGTTGCATTTCCAAAGACTTCTCCCATCGCACAAGACGCGGGAGCATAGAGTAGGAGAGAAACTCCAAGGATTGCTTCTCGACATTGTTGTCTGTCGCGCGCTCGACGTCGCCGATCATGTGAGGCGGTACACGAAACGTTCGTGCGACTTCCGCGACCGAGAACTTGCGAAACTCAATCCACTGCGAATCACTGTTGGGAATAAAAATCGGCTTGTACTTTGCGCCGAAATCCATGACAACCATTCCGTTAGCGCGCGCCGAGCCCCCGTTAGCCTGTTGCCAGGCCTTAACCATCGCTTCTTTAGCTTCCGAAGGAATTTCTTCATCTGCTTCGATAACCCCCCCAGGAACCGAGCCGCGCCCGAAAAGTGTTGCGCCATGCTCCTCGGCGGCGAGTGCGGCGCCAAACGTCTCTTTGGCGTACCGAATCGGCGATAACCCGAGTATCTGTTCGGCGTCAAGGGTAAGGCCGCGCAAATGCAGAACATCATTCTCCGACTTGACGATCTCGCCCTTTGTAGACATGAGCGTATAGATAATCCCACGCGTCGAATCATTCTCGACTCTCACGCTCGATGGATGCCACGGGACAAGGGCTTTTATCTTCCCCGCCCCATCCCGCAAAATGACAGAATACGCATTGCCGAACATTTCAAGCCACGCTTGCGACGTTGCGCGCCATTCCGGGGACGTGCGAGACGGCCCAACGCTATCATGCAGTATCGGATACAGGGGATGCTCACGCGCGGCGCGCGTCTCGTCGTCGCTAATTCTCTGGCGAACCTCTAAGGGAAGACTTGCAACAGTATCGGACACAAGCCGAATCGCTGACATAACCGCTGCGATTCGCAACGCGCTGTCGGGCGACACGTTCTTGCCGGACGTTGTGCTGAACATCCCCATCGACCAGCCCGCCGTACTCGTAAGCGATAGGCTGGCGCGCTTGATCAGCCAGGAAAGAAATTTGCTGCGAATGGGCAAGAAAAACGCCTTTGCCCCGAGTTGTCGGGCGCAAAAGCGTGGCTTTGAAAGCGAGGCTTTTGTGGGGAGCGAGTGCGAGCGGCTTGCGCCGGTGGCTAATCTCGCTCTATTTGTTTCAAGCGGCGAATGGCCTCCTGGAGGCCCCGTTGGTGGCGCTCAATAATGTCATACTGCCGAGCCACCTGCTGCTCCTTCTCCTTTTCTATGCGCTCGCGCTCCGATTTGTCAAGACTTTTTTTCGACATTTTCGCCTCCTACAATCAGATTCTCCGCCGTAACCCTCGACCAGTCGCGGGGTTTGCCAGTCTCAAGGGCAGCTCGACCGACGGCCATTATCAAGGCCACAATCCCGTCAATCCGTTTGCTCGAGCCCGACTTCGGTTTGATCGGCGCAATGTCACCCCGCACATTTTCGTGAACCGCAACACTATCGGCGTTCCATGTCAGACACGGATTCTTAGGATGCACAAAGTTTCCCTGTAGCAGTATTCGTTCGAGTTCCTTACACGGCATGTTCATAGATGCCGTTCCTTGTCTATGTTCCAGCATCTTAATGCCGTCCTTGTCTTGCAGATTCTGTACAATGTCGGTCGCGTTGTGTGGATCGTAGTTAATTTCCCGAAGCTTAAATCGCTTGGAGTCCTCGACAATACCTGCGCGCACGAAATCATAATCTATCACGTTGCCCGGCGTCGCCTGGACCCATCCATCTTTGACCCATTGCGTGTAAGGTACCACGTCTCGACGCTCACGCTCGAGCATCCTGTCGCGCGGTATCCAAAATGTTGGCCAACTCCAGAGCTTCCCATCGCGGCGAAATACCTTGACAAATGCCGTTAGGTCAACTGTCCTCGACAGGTCAAGGCCGCACCAACACGGCTCACCGTTGAAACCCGCAATGTCAAAAGACTGTCCACACGCATCCCAGTGTTGCATATCGAGCCATCGATCCTCCTGTTGCACCCATTGATTCAAGTACAAGCGACGGAACGTATTCTGATAAGACGGCTGCTGCTTGGCCTTGAAAGCCTCCTCTTTCAGAAATTCCGGCTTGACGCTCACGCCATAATTCGGATTCGCTTTCTTCCATGTCTTGACGAGTCGCCAATCATCTTCGGGATCAGCACAGGCAACAAACGTAAAGAACGAATCATCCCGAAACCTGCCCTCGACAACTCTTCTTGCATATTCCCGTTTCTCCCAGCACGGACGAGTAGTATCCCACCCCGCCGTCGTAATGGTGCAAATGAGCGGTTGGCGGCGAGCGCCCATTCCTGTTTTCAGAACGTCATATACCTCCGACGTTTTATGCTCGTGATATTCATCAATGATGACGCAGTGAGGATTCTTCCCATGCAGGCCAGACGCTTCAGAACTGACTGGCTGGAAAGTGGCGTTGAGGCTTTGGTATGATATCGCGTGCCTTCCAGGGGAAAGGTATGGCCGCAAATCGTACGAAGATTCAACCATGTGTCGCGCCGTATCGAAAACAATCCTGGCTTGATCGCGCGTAGTCGCCGCCGAGTACACCTCGCCGCCTTGCTCGTCTTCTCCGACGAGACAGAATATCCCAACGACAGCCTCCATAAGAGACTTGCCGTTCTTGCGCGGAATCTCCACGTACGATTCCCGGAACCGCCGCGTTCCATCCGCCCTTCTCCAACCAAACAGCGGTGCAAAGAAACACTCGACTTGCCAGGGCTCCGGCTCGAACAAACGCCCGGCCCATTCGCCTTTCCAGTGTCGAAGCATTCTCGCAATCTTCACAACCCGTATGGCCTCCTCCTCATCCCACACCAACCCGCGCTCGTGGCCGTGCTTGAGATCGTCAATCTGCCGTTCAATGCAAAGCCGCTCCATTTTGCTCTTGGGTCGTGCCCGCGAGTTTAGGATTTTCTTGCACGCCTTTATGCGCCGTTTAATCGCCGCGGCGTGCGCGCGAATTGCCACAGGTTACACCTCACATCGTTACAGGTTATCAATCCAATACACAATCGACCCGAAGATCATAATCCCGCACCACACTACCGTCGCGATCGCAGACCATTTTAGAATTTCTCGCATCGCCTGAAGCCTCAACCATGATCTTTTCTTGATTCCAGATAGAACTCACGATCATCGCTCAAAAACGCCGTGTAGAAATGAAACGCGAGCATCGAACCGAACACGACGAGCGAGACACTTACACCGCAAACAACAACAGCCAGCGCAATATTCATCCCAACAGCGTATGCCGCAGCTACTCTACGAGCACAAACCAGATACGATTTCCACCGCTTCCATTTTCTCCATGCCCTGTACCTTCGCCACGCCTTTTTATCGGATAGTTGCGCTTGATTATCGCTCCAGTGATATCCGTCTATCGGGTGCAAGGGTTCCCCATCGTCACCGCAGGGTTGTACCCGATCGGGAAACTGCTCCAACCTCATGTGTTCGGTTTCTTGCCTGTATCGCTCATCCTTGTTCATCGCGCACCTCGATACCGAAGTTATTCTTACATTGCTCCTTAACAGCGGCGACTGCTTTCGCCCTGCATGTTGTGCAGACATCCCACGCGCAGCTAAAAACGGCCAGCATCTTTTTACGCACTGGTTCAAACAGGTGTAACGTGAGTCCCTGCTCACGTTTATCTTTAGTCTCACGTCCACAGAAATCACAGACTATCATCTCGCTCCTCCAACCCCCAGAATATCGGCAGTCTCTCGCGCCCGTGCGTCGTCCCGCGACTCCCCCACATGCACCTTGCTCCGCGCCGCTGGTGTAAACCCGCACTCGCTCGCCGCCCGCATCATCTGTGCGAAACTCTGATTCGCAATACTGACCGCCGGGTGCGGGCAAGCGTACCCGCTCGGCGACTTGGCAACCAGCCCCTCCTTCGCAATAATCTCATTCGCCATGTGCCACCGCGCAAACAACACGCAGTAAGCCCCAAGGATATTGATATCCGCCCCCGTAATCAATCCCGACGGCAAAGTCTCAACAATCCGAATCCACTCCGCCGCCGCAACATCGTCCAAATACCACGGCGGGTCGAGCACCACCAGATCGGCGAGCTTGCCTGCCTGTAGCGATCCCCGAATGTTTTCGTCGTAAGTCAAGTAGGCCCCGTTGATGGTGAAAGTTCTAAGCGCCTCGAGAAGCGGAATCCGTTGTTGAGATCCATGCACTTCGCCCGAGATTTGGTGCTTCCGGGTGACCATGTGATAAATG